TCGCGTAATTCCCCCTGCCATTGCCGCCATCGGCGTAGGGCGTTGGGGTGTCGATCAGGCTGTCGTTGCCTGCGCCAGCGGTGACGGAAAGTCCAGTGGTGACCCAGTAGTTACCGTTGCCGCTGTAGTCCTTACCGATACCAACGTTGGAGCTGGTTGTAAGGCTGCTGTTGTCCGAGAAGTTGAGGTAGAAGCCGTTGGTGCCATATCCGCTGCCGCTGTATTTCTTCGGCTTCCAGACGCCGGTGATGGTGTCGGTCTCGCCAAAGCTGCTGGGGGTCAGGGCTTGGCCGTCGATGAAGTTGATTTCGGTGAGGTAGCCAGCAAATGTGGCAGATGCACCACCTGTTGATGTACCGCCAATAACGTGTGCAGCTGCTTGATTGATGCCTAAATCTGCATTTTGAGTTGGGTTATTTGTTGTTCCAAAAGCAGTTACTTCTGTACCATTAACATAAACTTTGATGCGGTTATTTGCCGTTGCTTGCGTAGTATCCATCGCAACAACGATATGATACCAAGCAGAGGGGTCACGAAATACTTGACTTGTAATTCGATAATTTACTGTGTACGCACCTACGAAAAGAGTGTCCGTTGAAGCCGTAAAGCCGATGTGGCTAAAAGTTGCATCAGTGGTTCCTGTTGTGCTTGCGGCAAATAAAGAATAATAAATGCCTAAAGTCCCACGCTTAACCCACCCACTCCACGTCCACGTCTTCCTGTTCCCCGCGCTTGCCGGAGTCCTGTTGAGGTACGCCGAATCCGCCGAGTTGAACCGCAGGCTGCGTTCGATGCGGTAGCCTCCGCCACCCAGCATCAGGGCTTCAATGTTGCCAGGAACCGTCATCAGAGAGGACCGATATTGGTAAGCAGTTGACAGGCAATGCTGGTGCTGCTACGCACCGTGTACACCAGCACATCAACAGCTGATAGCGTGCTTGTAACACTAGGCGTACTTTGATTTACAAAGTCCCAGTAGCTGCCAAAGCTCATCGTGCGGGCAGTTGTCGGATCTTGTGTAATGAAAATCGCACCGCTCTGCCCAGCTGTCAAGTTTGTGGGGTTGGCCAAAGTCACCGTATGGCCCAGTGTGATGCTGAAGTTGTTGGCTACCGCAAAGTCCGGCGTCACCGTTGTTGCTGAAGTCAGTGCCGAAATGGAACCACGCTGAGCTGCCGTGAAGCTCTGCGCCGTTGCAAGGGCGGCATAACCCGAGATGCTGGCGCCCGCAGGAATCGTGACCGTGCCGGTAAAAGTAGGGCTGGCGGTTTTCGCTAAGCCATCCACCGACACCGTTTGGGTGCTGGTGGTGATGGAATCAATCTTGACGGTGCCGTAGGGCATGGCTGATTAAACGGCGATGAGCCAAACAGCGCCTGCTGGTACTGTTACAGCATAAGTTGCCGCCACTTCTACGGGGCTAACTGATATGGCATTAAATCCGGTGCTGATAGTGTAGTTCTCTGCAATTACCTGTTTGGTCTCAGAGGCAGGGTATACAGTCCCAACGCCGGTAGCACCTTGAGGTCCGGTTGCTCCAGTCACACCAGCAGTGCCTTGGGGGCCGGTGGCTCCTGTAATACCTATCGGGCCCGTAGCTCCAGTTGGGCCTACGAGACTTGTGGGTGATCCCCAAGCACCGGTTGTTTTAGGGCCGTAGATGGTATTGGCAGTGGTGTCGATATAGAAATCGCCGTTGACACCGGTTCCTGCGGCTGGTGCTCCAGCGCCGCTGAGAACTGAATAGCCGGCAACGCCTGTTGCGCCCGTGGCGCCAATCGGGCCTGTAGCGCCTGTTATGCCTACTGCGCCTGTGGCGCCCGTAATGCCAATGGGGCCCGTAGCGCCTACGGGGCCCTGGATGCCGGTGGCACCGGTGATGCCAATGGGTCCGGTGGCGCCTGTTGCACCGACGGCGCCTGTTGCACCGCTGGGACCCAGTTGGGTGTACATCACCTGGGTGGCGGTGATGATCACGCTGGGGATGCTGGGGCTGGTGGGGGCGGTTCCAGCAGCGAAGGCGCCGAGGAAAATCTGGGTGCTGGTAGTGGACCAGATCAACTCCAGATAGTCGCCGGCTGCCAAGGACACCACGTAGTTGACGGTGGCAATCAAGTTGCCGTTTACGCCGCCATGCTTGTTGGGAACACTGAAGCGGCTATCGGTATCAGGTACGTCGCCGGCACTACCACTGTCGTTTTTGCGCAGCCAGATGTTGGCATCGTGGATCTGAGTGTCTGAGTTGACCAGCTGGATTGAGTAGGTGACGCTGTAAACACCAGCATTTGCGAAGGTGACGCGGGTACCGCTGGTGATGCTGACGCCATTGCTGGCTGGATCAGAGCTGCCAATCGCTACGGCATAAGCAGTGTTGGCGCTGGCAGCATTTTGTGTGGTGGTGTCATAGAAACTGCCCCAGTAGCCGAGGGCACCGCCAGCACCAGCAGGGCCCGTAGCACCTGTGGCACCAGCGCCGGAGGGGCCTGCTGGACCTGTTGCACCGGTTTGGCCGATAGGGCCAGTAATACCAATAGGACCCGTTGCACCGGCGATACCTTCTGGACCCGTGGCTCCTGTGGCACCAACTGCGCCTGGCAGACCGGTTGGTCCCGTTTCGCCTAGAGGGCCAGTTGCTCCAGTGCTGCCTTCAGGGCCGGTGGCACCTGTAATACCATCAACCCCGCTTGGACCTGTAGGGCCTTCAGGACCCGTAGGCCCAATCGGGCCGGTTTCGCCGATGGGACCTGTGGCACCCATGGGGCCTTGGATGGAGCCGCCATTGACCCAGCCGTCAACAGTGTCGTAAACCCAAAAGCTGTCGTCGGCTTGGACGATGTAGGCATCGCCCTGATCCGCAGGAATGGGTAAGTCGCCGATGCTGGCAACAGAGCCCTTGAACGTGATGCCCAGCCCCGGAATACCCTGAGGACCGCTGGCACCAACGGGGCCTGTTGCTCCAGTTGCACCAAGCGGGCCCGTAGGACCTGTAGGGCCGGTGATGCCTTGGGGGCCGGCGGAGCCGGTGGCACCGCTTTGGCCGATGATGCCCGATGCACCAGTTGCACCACGCGGGCCGGTGGCGCCTGTAACACCTGTGCTACCGCGAAGGCCCGTGGCGCCTTGGATGCCTTGGGGGCCAGTGGGGCCGCTTAAACCGGTAGGGCCGGTTTCACCGCGGGCACCGGTTGGGCCTTCAACGCCTGTGGCACCCCGAGGACCAGTTGCTCCAAGCTCGCCTTCAGGGCCAGTGGCACCGGTGGGACCTGCGACACCAGTGGGGCCGGTGGTGCCTTGGGGGCCTGTAAAACCTGTTGCGCCTGTAGAGCCGCGGGGGCCGATGGCACCAGTGGGGCCCGTGACACCCGTGGGGCCTGTGCTGCCGCGTACACCAGTTGAACCCTGGATGCCGGTGGCACCACGCTGACCCGTCAGACCCGTAGGGCCTTGGAGACCTGTGCTGCCTTGAGGCCCCGTTGCTCCAGTGCTGCCTTGGGGGCCGGTGGGGCCCGTTACGCCTGTGGGGCCTGTTACGCCGGTGGCGCCGGTTTGGCCGTTGGTGCCGGGGGTGCCGGATGCACCAGTTGCCCCGGTGATGCCGATGGGTCCGGTGGCACCCGTTGCACCCGTTTTGCCGGGGGTGTTGACCTCAATGACCTCCGGCCCTGGGACCGACAGTTCAATGACGTTGGCCTGAATCTCGCTAACGACAACCTCAGTCTCCTGAGGCTCGACGTTGATGAAAATATCCGACATCAGACCACCTCAGGCTCTGTGTAGCCCTGGCTGGGGCGCACAATTCCTTCTAGGTAGTAGGTCCGCAAACCATCGATTTCGCTGATCAGCATCACGTCGTAGTACGCCTCATTTGGCAATACCTCGGTCATCTCGTAGCTCAACGTCAGCACCACATTGCCCTCGGCCTCGTCTGCGGTATCAACGCTGAAGTCGCCGTATTTTTCCGTGCGGCACTTGTCCCAGACCTGCGCCAGCACTTGGTAGTTGCTCAGGTCGATGGGGTCGCCCTCGCTGGTCTTGAACGTCAAGTTCAGCTGGTAGTCAGCGCGGCGTTGGGGGCGGATGTTGTAGGTGCCTGGGTTCATGGTTCTAGGTTCCCCGCTCAGCAGGTGGCTGGGACAACAGCATTGGCGCAGTCCGTCGTCCGCGCTGGATTCGTGCGAACCACCAGCCGCAACTGATGTTTCGGCCCCGCACCCTCAGGCACCGTAACCACGTCAACCGTGGTGCCCGGATATGCCTCGATCACCGCTGCCGCCAGCGGCTCCAGATCCACTTCCTCGCTCCAGTCAACGAGGAATAGCGTCCAGCTGCGGAAGGCCGCTTGGTTGCTGTATTGATTGATCGGGGCGAGGGCGGCATCACGCAACAGCACCAGCTCGACGCCAATGACGGTGGTGCCGGGGGTGGTGCGCTCACCGCTGGAACGCACTGAAACCGCAGGGGTCTCGGCACCGTTCGGCAGCGTGTAGACACCGAGGCCGTCCACCAGCAGCGTCTCTAGTTCGGTTCGCAGCTGGAGGATGTCCATGATCCTAGTTTTCCAGTACCAGCAACAAGCCAGCCTCCACATAGCCTGCCAACTTGCGCTGGGGCAGCCGCACCGTATACGTCATCAGCGGTTTGTCGATATCGCGTAGGCGTAGGGGTTTGTCGATGTAGTCGCCAACGGCTACCAACCCGGCGCGGATGTTGCGGCCCTCCCACTTTGGCGCCAGCACCCATACCGCATCGTCGTCGCTGTGTAGGGCCCGTATTGCAGGAACTGCTCCAGCCTCGTTGGCCTGGGCGATGATTTGCGGCCAAGCGGCCATGGCGGTTGGGGGCAACATGCCTTCATGCCTTAATGCCAACGCAACGGCGACCACCTCGGCGGGAAGCTTCACGTCATCGGACTTATTCGCCTGGAACATGGCGAAGTCCATGGCGCTGAACGGCTTGGACTTCTTGGGGTCGCGGTTGATGTTGGCCAGCAACGCCATGTGCTGAGCCTGTGGTAGCTCCAGCAATGCGGCCTGTTCGCGGCGGATTCGCTGGAGTTGGCGCCATGCACGAAGCACCACCACACGCAACTGCTGCGAAAAGGTGCTGACGTGGAATTGAGCCGGGAAGCCGGAGGCTAGGTCGTAGAAGATCTCTTCCCAGTCCGTTTCGGAGCGCTCGTAGCTTCCGGCTGCGGCTTTTTTAGCTCTTCCTCAGTCACAGGTTGAGACTCAAGATTCTCAGCCTCTTGCTCCTCCTGCACCAGTGCCCAGATGTCCTGAAACAGCTTGCGCGGCATGGTGCGGGTGTCGTCTACGCCCCAGTCAGCCAACTTCAAACGGCAGCGGATGACGGCAGTGACGGTGGCCTCCATGTTGCGTTGGCCGGCTGCGGTGTAAATACGTGCCACCTCTTCGATGCGTTCGGCGTGGCGGGTGCGGATCTCATCAGCCTTTTGCTCCAGCTCACGGCCACCAACAGCCGACTCGATGATGTGGAATGCTTCGCTCAGGGAGATGTTTTCCTCCTTGGCGATGGCATCGGCAATGCGGGCCCCCGCCACAAAGCTGCTTTGCTCCAGTGCAAGGATCTCGGCGGCAATAGCGGATTCGCCCACTGTGATGCCGCCGAAAACCGGGATCTCAAGGATGCCTACGGATTCGTTGCCGACGCGGCGTAGCTTCTGTTTGGGTGGAGCAACGATGAAGGGCAGTTTGCTCACTGAGGCGGATTGCGCTGTCCTGTCACTGTACTAGAAATCTGGCGTACTGTACTACTTATGGTGGTGTTGGCGGATAGCCGCTTCAACAGGGCCGCTTGATTGGCAGCGGTGCGAAGTGCGATGGATTCCAGCAGGGTTTGGTAGTTCATGTGCCAAACATTACGTAAAACTTTCCAAGCCCCGCAGGGAAAGTTGTGTCAGGTCCCAGCGTATTGATGAACTGACTGTAAAGCGTAAAAGGAGCGGTTAAAGCAGTTGGCACCGTATCCGCCAAATTGTTTTTGATGGCTAAGGCAGCTGGCTTTGCTTGCTCCAGCAACGCAGTGGCGTAAGTCAATCCGCGGTCTACCGTGGCCTTGGCTATAAATACATTTTCGTAATTTTTATCAAAAGCAGTTACGTACATTCCGCCTGTATCAGGGTTATACATGCATCCGTTAATTGCCGTGTCCAATGCGTAGTCGAGCCTATTGGTTTGCTGGTACATAATTTTACGGGGATCGTCAACAGACATGTTTGCTACAAAGTTTTGCTGCTGCTGACTGGTAAATGGGTATAAACCCGGCTGAACTCCTCCCGGAGGCAAAAAAACGTTAATAGTTGTAGTCGATAAAGGGTATACTGTAGTATCTAAGGTTTCCGTGCGATAAGTAGTTATGCCTGTTTGGTGATCAGTTTTAAAATAAATACCTAATGTATTTAAGGTGGCGCTAGATGCTTGAATGTAGGTATCTGTTAAAGATATGGCAGATCCTCTGCCGGGTTTACTTAGATTTGCTACAGCAGGTCCGCTGTATTCACCAATGTTGTATCCAAAATATCTAATCACGTACGAAACGTAAGTGTTGTCTATTGTTGAGCTGTGGACAACGGTTTTTAGTTCTAGTGCACTGGCTATGGTTGAAATTGGAAATGCTCCGAGGGAATCCGTAAAGGTTTGTGGTGCTGCGGCTGAGCCGGTGCCAATGCGTAAAACGGCTTGACGTTTTGTGCGCCAAGAAGAACTAGTTGTGCTGTAATATACACTGTATACATTAAAATCAGAGCTTGTTAAATACTGCGGTGTTGGTATACCTGTTGGCATGTTTTGGGGTGAATCAAATGTGTAAATTATCGGGCTCGTGTTTAGTGTTCGGTAATATAGCCAGTTAGTTGTTGAAACAAAAGCACGAGAATACACAAAATTGCCGCTGACAAAGCGTGTATCCTGTACGCTAACTTGTAGATTTGTGTTGTTTATATTTACACTGCTGTCTTCAACAATTTTAGGTTTAATGTTATCAAAAAGTAGTAAGCCTGTTTTTTGTCCGAAGCGTTGGGCGGTGGGGCGGCGGCCAGTGCGGGTATCGGGTAATGCTCCAGGTCGCTGTTCTGGTGCAGCGGCCTCGGCAGCCTCGGTGGCTTTTTGCTCCAGCTGCTTGGAAGCCGTGCGGTCGTCGAGGGCTTGTTGGTTGGCGGCAGTGCGGGTTTTGTTGGCTTGAAGTAGGCGCTGATCACCAATGGTCAGGTTGATCTGCGTGCTCATCAGTCATCCGTCGCCAAGGTGATGCGATAGATGATGCTGGCCCCATCCACCAGTGTCACCGAAGGGGCTTCGACGATGATGCTGTGGAGGGTTTCGGTTACGCCGTTGTCAATGACGGTATACACCGTGTCGTAGGCGAGGGTGCCACCGCTGGCTTGGAACTCGGCGTCAATGACCGGCATCTCGTAGCGCAGGTCGGTGCTGTCCCAGCTGCCAGTGCCAATGGTGCCCTCAAAGCGGGCGTAGCCGTTGCCGCTCAGTTCGACCGTATCCCACTGGGCCACCGTGCTGTTGGCGGTTTTGCCGCTGCCGCCATTCAGTGCCAAGCAGATCCGGTAGCTCAGACCCTCATAGGCAGCTGCGGCCAAGCGTGCCAGCTCGGCTTGGCTGATGGTCGTGGTGATCGCCATGAGAGGTCCGTTACAGTACTAAGTTACCCAAATCTAGCTTCATAGCTCGGTTATGGTTTGATCCATTTGGTACATATACGAGAACTTAAAGGGATATGCACGGTTGGCGCTTGTCGTTGTCATCGTGACGGAAGCGGGCAGTTTGATAACACCAACCAATTTGTTTGTGTCTGCATAATTGTAGGTAGTGCCCTGCTGAGGCGGGGAATCCACCTCATGGGCAAATACAGCGATGTGTGTGAAGGTGAAAGAACCTGCAGCAGGGGGCGTAAAAACAAACTCGGTGTAGTTGGAGTACGACAACTCTGTGCCGCTGTCCACAACCTCGTAATCCACCCCATCAAACGTAGTGACAAACTCTCCACTACGCGATGTATAGGTGTACTTTGGTGTAAAGGATGCTGTGCTGTAGCGGTTTATGCGGTACGTGGACCAGCCGCTCCAGCCCGCTTCAAAATCGGGTTCGGTGCCGGTTACGTTGAGGAGTTCGGCCAAGAAGCTAGTGGTGGTATCCGTCTCAGTAATACCTAATAATGTTTTGTAGTTGTCTAGTACGTTGGCGTTGTTTTGTGTGTTGCGTGGTACGTATAAACTGAAAAAAATTGGATAAGGTGGATTTTCATATTGCGTCGTATTTTCGTCTGCCGTTACCCAACCGTTAAAGCCTTCGGTAAGCGTAAATGATGAGAAAAACGTCATCAGATTGCTGCTGTAGGGCGCCAGTGTGGCTGTTCCGGGTTGGCCCGTATCAAAGTCGTACGCGGTGCCAATCTGATACAGCGAGGTCTCGTCAAATATGATGTTGTCGGGGCTAGTGATGCTGCCTTGCATGGCAAAGACAGCTGCGTGCGTGTAGGTATAAGTATTGGTGCTGTTGTTGAATACAGTGATGTAACCGCCGTCTGGGTACGCAGGGTCAAACTCGGTATAGGCTCCAGCAAACTGGCTGGTGGCTTCTTCGTATAGCGTTGCGGATACGGTGGGGCTGGCGCCTTGGGTGCTTAGGTTCAAGCTGCCGCCGGTGCCGCTAAATGCTCCAGCGACTGCGTAGTTTTTCCAGTTGTTCTGCCATGTCCAAAGCGTGCGGTCGCCTGGTGTTTCGGGCGGTACGTACAGCAACTGCATGACCACGTAAGTGCCGCGGCTTTCCAGCAGTTGGGACAACCCGTAAACCCCGAAGGTGCTAGTTGGCAGGAAGGAAATGGTCATGGCACCAGCGGATTAGAACACAAATGCGCCGAAGCTGAACATGGTGAACATCTCCACCGGCTCAGCGCGGACGGCGGCGCCGAGTTCCTCGACGCTGATCTTGGTGAACACCGGAATCACCACATTGCGTAGCGGCACTGCCCTGACGCTAATCGCGGTCTTTGTCACCAGCGCAACGGGCTGGATCGTGGGGATGTTGGGATAGGTGCGGCTTACGTCAATCGTGGTGCGGGCCACAAAGGTATTTGAAATCTCCTCGCGCCACGGGGGCACCAGCTCTTCAATTTCTGTTTCGTATGTGGGGATGGCTGGGGTGTCGGTCGGGAGGTCCTCGTCCCAGAACGTGGGCGGGGGATTGAGGGGGTCGAACTCTTCGCCGACTTCAATGCTGTTGGCGGGTTGGGGATTTACGTTTTGGTAAACCTCGGGGGCAGGTCCCAGCAGCGTGATGCCTGGCTGGACCGGGAACCACAGCGAGCCGCCCGTTTCGGTGGTGCCGACGCCGCCGATGAACAAGGCATCGGTATTGCAGACGATGCCGTTGCTGTCAAAGCTCCAGCTGGTGCCGTTGCAGACGTAGGCTGCAGCGGTATCTGCCGCCGAAACCATCAGGCGGTCCAGCGGATATGTCGGGATGTCGGTGGCTGCCAGTTGGATGGAAAACCCATTGCGGTGGCCGAATGCCAACTGGTTTTGGGCGCGGGCATAGGCCGCTGCTTTGACTGGGGCGTCCGATGGTGACAGGCCCCCGAGGCCCGTGATGCGATCGTCGGAGGAGTACGGCACGCTGTAGCGGGTGATGCTTCCGCTGGTGACGTTGCCCGTGACAAACACAATATCCGAGAAGCTCTCCAGCTGGGACTTGCGTTGGTAGTTGGCTTGGCGGGCGGAGCGGCCGGGGCGGCGCTGCAAACCAAATTGCCGGTCGGTACGCGTTTGCACCACCGTGCCCAAATTGATCAGCGCCTTGCCGCGCTCCACCACATCGCCGACAGAGGCATCTTCCAGTGCGTCTTGGGCTTCCTCCGCGCCCACCTGCTGGCCCGATTGCGTGAAGGCTTGGGCTTGTTGGCGGGTAGTAATTGTCTTGGTGATTCCGGTTTTGGGGTCTTGCTCGTAAGTGGTTACGACAAGTTCGGCAACAATCTCGGTTTCAAGGGCTGGGTTGTATACCCAGTTCGTTGTTCCACCTAAAGGCGTCGTGATCGTGCCGGAATACTCGGTGATTGCTAATGCACCAGCCAAGGCCATTTCGGACTGGAGTGTTTCTTCGGTTTGGCTGAGGATCTTGTTGTCGCGTTCGGGATCAAAAACCTTGTTTGTGCCGTACAAAATGGAACAGCTGCCCGGAGGGGGCGTTGGGATTTCTACAAGCTGGTCCGCTTGGTACTGGTACTCAAAAGTGGTGGTTTTGATGATGAAGTCATCGGTATCCGTAAAGGACTGGCCTTGTTCGGAAAACCACTTGATGTAGCTGGGGTTGGTTGAGGCAACGTGAGTTTTGGTGGTCTCAACGCGCTTAGTAACACGGTCAAAGTCGTCGTAGGTGGTAATGACAGTTGTGACTGGAGTGACCGTGCGACTGTAGGTTCCACCCTCGTATTTGATGACGATGGGGCTTGGGGGGCCGACGGTTTCGTCCTTTTCCCAGTCGCGTAGCTCCAGCTGCTCTTCGGTCAATTCCTCTTCTTGGTTTTTGAAGCGGTTGTAGCTGTAGGAGGCGGATACAGCGTTGCCGGGGATGTCGCCCGAGTTGATCGCACTAACGTCGATGACCTGCGTGGGGTCAATGACGGTTGTGGTTCCAGTGAAATTCAGCAGGCTTTGGATTTGGAGGTTTTCGGCCGCGTCCAAATAGCCGATGTAACTTTCTGACACCAGCAGATCGCTGAGGACTGTGGCGTAGCCGGGGCTTAAGTCGAACTGCGCTACCGTGAACCAGTTGGTTAGCGGGAAGCCGCCGGGGACGTTGATGCCCAGCTTCTGCGCACAGACCGATGCCACATAAGCGGCGCTGATAGAAATGGGGACCTGCTCAAACTCGCTGCAGACAATGTTCGCGTTGGCGGGGTCGTTCCAGGTGTCGGCAGTTAGGTCTTGGGGTTCGACGCCGGCAAGGTTTTCGCGCAGCGTCAGCGCACACCCCAGTTGCATCGTGGTTTGGTTGCGGAAGGGGTCCGCAAATGCTCCAAGCACACGGAGGGCGCGGGGCACCCGAGAGGCAATGCCGTGCTGGATATAAGCGAGGTCTACTTGTTGGCCCAACGTGGGACGGATGAGACCCCGCACGATGAGTTCGCCGCGGGTGCGGATGAGGCCGGTGCCTTGGGCGTGGTCGTCGCTCCAGCCGCCGCTAATGATCTCGGGCTCTTCGGTCCCAATGCGGCAAATGACTTGGGCGCGGATGTCGATGGTCATCAGATCTCGATCAGCCGCAAGGTCACTGTATAGCGGGTGGTTTTGACGCCCAAATCAATAATGGCCTCGGCGCTAGCGGTTGGGGCGCTCACGGGATACCACGTTCCAGTTGAGGGGGTGGTTTGGACGATGGCCTCAAACCAGTCGAGGAGGTCCTCCCAGCCTTGGGTGTCGGTGGTGCCCTCGATGTCGCGGATGCGGGAGGCCGTCAAGGGGCCGCTGATGTAATGCGATCCAGCTGCGGTAAGCGCGACCTGCGGGTTGTTTTCGTAGGTCTCCATCGGTTTGGTGAGCGTGATCACCGTGGTGCCAACGGTCACCGTGCCGAGGTCAGGTAACAGCGCCTCCTCACGTTGCTGGTTTTTTTCCTCTTGGTAGAGCAAAACCTCCAGTGCTTGGATGGCATCGACGACTTCGGCATCGACGCTGATGTAGGGGCCGGCCTGCTCGCCGCTTGGGGCGCTCAGGAACCAGCAGGCCACACTCGTCCAGGTGATGCCGTTGGCATTGGCGGTCAGGGGGACCGTGGTGCCGATCACGCCGCTCTTGAGGGAGTCCTCGTCTTCCTTGCGGTCTGATTGCCAGGCGTCGTAGACATCCAGTAAGTCCTGCCATTCGGCGGCAGTACACAGGCCCGCTATGCGCCACTTGCGGGCAGTGAGGCCCGCCTGCGTGTCCGTTTCCGCGTAGCCAAACGGCTGGGCGGTCAACGTGTTAAAGCTGAAGTCGCCGAGTGTGAGGGTCATGAGGCCAAGGAGTTGACGGTGTTGACGGTGCTGGCCCCACCGGCCTGGTTCACTACGTCAATGTTGACGACCCATTCCTTCTGCGCCAGTGCCTGTGTGGCGCCGAGGAGCTGGCTGTTGACATCCACGAGGGCCTTGTTGACTTCCTGCAAAGCGGCTTGGGCGCCCTGCACATTCTGGGTGGCTTGGAATTCGCGGTTTACGGACTCAATAAAGTCGATGATGTTGGCGTTGACTTCCGCTGTTGTTCGACCGCCCAACACTTGGTTTATGTTGCTCAGGTCAGCATTAGGGATGAGCTGCCTGAAACGTCCCAGTGCTTCGCGCAGGAATGGTTGCAGGGCCGCATTTGTCTGTTCAGCACGTTGCTGTTGAAGCCCCTGCGATAAGAATCTGTTGAGGCCGCCTTCGCCGCTTTGGAGTTTGGCGAGTTCCAGCACAGAACTGCGGAGGTTGTCGCGTAGGCTTTCGCCGGCTTCGGTCAGTGCCAGTGCGCCTTCAACCAAGCGGGCGCGGGTTTCGGTGGCGGCAGTGCGTTGTTGTTCCACCAAGCGGGCAGCATCCTCTTCGCGGCCGCCTTGGCGGGCTTGGTCGATTTGGAAGCCGATTTCAGCTTCTCTTTGACGGGCTTCGTTAATCGTTGTGGAAATTTGCTGGATTGTGCGGAGCGTGTCGCGGTACTCGCCTCGCTGTGCTCCAAGCAGTTGGAGGGTGTTGGCGATGCTGCGTTCAATCTGTTGTTGCTTTTGGAATTCTTCAAATGTGGCGCGGGCGCGTTCCTGTCGTGCTGCGGTCAGCTTCTCTTCGGCACTAGCCTGTTTTTCCGCAAACTCTTGGTCAATACGCTGCCGGTCAACATTAGTCGCTGTCTGGGGCAGTGCGTTTATACGGCGGGTTTTCTCAATCGCAAGGAGTTCCAGCTCCTTTTGAGCGGCGGCTTCTTTATTGCCGCGGGCGCTTTCCTCAATAATTGCAAGGTTCAGGCGGTTTGCCTCTGCGGTGCGGGCTGCACCTTCGCTCAATGCATCCGTAAGTGCCTTTTGTTGTTTCTGCTCAGCGGTCAACTCGCCGTTGAGTTTCAGGTACTCGCGGAAAATAGGTACGGATGCTGCGCCGGCGATGTTGCCCTCTTCGTTTAGGCGGCCGCCACGTTGACGTACCAAGCGCTCCAGCTGGGCTTGCTTTTCGGGGCTGCTGGCTGCAATCTGCCTAGCGCGTGCAACGTCTGCTTTTGCACTTGCCGCGGGGCCGCCACCCAAAAAGATAGACACACCGCGCAAAAACTGTGCCAGCGGGCCGGCTACAAATGCGGTCAGCGAAACTGTGGCTTGGCTCCAGGCGCGATTGAGTTCGTCGGTAGCCGCTGTGAATTCAGCGGCGGCTTCGGGTGAGCCGAATGTACGGTTGAGATCGGCGCGGATCAGTGCGGCGGCTTCCTCTTCTCGGCCAGCCGCAATCAACGCTTCCGCATTGCGCTCCACCGCTTTGCTAGATAGCAATGCTGCTTGGCGTAGAGCATCAAAGTTTTTGATTGGGTCGTCAAGTCCTTGCGCCAGCGCTTGCGCTTTTTGGAGGGCTTGATCAAAAGCTTGGCCGAGGGCGGTGCCGACAATGGAGCCCGCAAAGCCAGCTGTGCCGCCAAGTGCTCCACCAATGCCGCCGCCAAGGGCGCCACCTGCAGCAGCTCCAAAGCCTTGGCCGAACAACAGCGGGAAACCGGCGCCGATGGCGACGTTTGAAATGATGTCGCGGCGGCGCTGTGAGGCGGCTTTTCGTTCGCTGGCTGCTGTTTTTTGTAATTTGGCTGCAGTTATATCTAATTCTTTATTGCGTTTTCTTTCTGCTGCTGCAGCGGCTTCAAGGGCTTTTGGGGAACCAGGGAAAGCAACACCACCTCCAATAGGGCTTACGTTTAGGCGTCCAATGCGTCTACCTTCACGTAAGGCTGCTCGTTCTGCAGCCTCGGCAGATCTGGTACTGCCGCTAGGTGTTTTTGGTAATTGCGGACCGTACGAAGCAGCAAACTGTGCATCTTTTTTCGCTTGTGCAACACCTTTTCTAAATGCAGCATCTCTTTGTTTATTAAGCGCCACCGAAGCGGCGCTCTGTTTTTCGCTAAGTTTTACCTGTGCTTCAGCATTGCGTTTATTTATATTGCTTACTTTTAAACGGTTTTGTTCTTGTGATACGACTTGGCGGAGTGCTTCGCCTTCTTGCTTGAGGGCTTTGTATTTTTTGTCGGCGGCTAGGGTTTCAAGGTCAGATAAGCGGGTGCGAAGCTTGGAGACGTTTACGCCGTTGGCTTCAAGGATGTTGATGCTGTTGCGCAGACGCAGCAGTTGGGAGGCGGCCCGAAGCTCGGCATCACGACCGCGATTTCCGCCTTGGTTGCCTCGTGCTCCACGCTGCGTGGCGGTCTGGATTGTGCCGCCTAATTCGCGTTGAATTGTTTGTTTTGCTTGCGCGAGGCTGGCTTCAAAGCCTTTTTGATCGACCTCGATTGTTAATACGGCTGTGCCGAGGTCTGCCACAGGTATGCGCAATGCCTATACACGAGGTTGCCGGCGGAAACCTTGGGTAAAGAGCACCAGCCAATGGCCTCGGCCCTATCTGCGGTGGCAAATGCCACGGCTGTCTTCAAAGTCGCCACCACAGGGGTCTACACCGATCCAGCCACCGGCAACGTCCTGCCCGCTGATAAGGATGTCACCGTCACCCTTTTCCTCAAAGCCACCACCGTCAATGAGGTGGTTTATCCCGGTGTGAACCAGACCACCACCATCTATGAGGGGTACGCCGTGTCACCCACGGCTTTTGATCCAGCCATTGGGGTGCTCAGCACTGGGACGCTTACGTTTGCCGGGGAGAGCCCCGTGCCGTTTGAGGTGCTGTCGTTGAGGACGCCTTACGGTAAGACCGGCTTGATTGGCACCATCCTCAATAGCACGCTTGGGGAGTCGATCAAGCTGGTGGCGCGGAAGCAGGACTGATGGCTACCCGCATCAGGGTCACCTTTAAGGAGTGGAACGCGGACAAGCTGCTGGCCGCTGCGGGCAAGGTGCTGGAGGAGTTTGGGCCCCAGCTGGCAGAGCAGGCGCGGGAGGAGATCACGGCGCGGAAGTGGGATTGGCCTGCTCCAACGCTGCGCTTCAAAAGTTTGCTGATGGGGGGTACCCCAGAGCGCGGTGGAATCCTGATTCCAGAAGGGAAGCGGGACATTGTGGATACAGGCAAACTGCTGAACTCTCAACAGCCGCCGGTTGTTGGCAATAGTCCGAAAGGTGTGGCATTGTCGATTACGTGGACTGCCCCATACGCCAAAAACATCCTGCTGGGTAAGTACGACCCCTACATAAATCCGGAGGGGCGCAAGGCAACGCCCGAGCAGGTGAAGCGCAATTGGCTGACCTCGACACTGGAGGCGAAGCCGTTTATGCCGTTTTTGGTGGCGCGGTGGAACGCTAAAGCGAGCGGGCAGTAAAAAGCCCCAGCTGGTTAGGCCGGGGCTTGGTCCCCTCGTCAAGTTGTGGTGGTTGGGTCAGTCGGGCTGCTGGGCGGTCCAGTCGTAGGCGCCGTAGCCGATCAGGTCGAAGCTCACCTTGGCGATGTTGCCGGCGGTGATGTCCTCAGAGAACGAGCCGATCTGTGCAAGGCCGGCGTGGACTTCGGGCAGGTCGGCGGAACCGTCGGTCACAGGGGTCTCGCGGAACCACTCAACCAAGGTGCCTTGGGTGGCCTCAAGGGCGGCCTGTTTCAGAATCTTGTAACCGTCGTCGGTTACGTCGAGGTTCATCGAGCAAGGGATGGTGTAGCTCTGGCCGGTGATCAGGTTGGCCTGGAAGCCGTACTCAGAGTCGTAGTCCAGCACAGCGGTGCTGTCGCTGGTGGCCTGGATGCCGGCGTTATCCAGCGAGAACACACGGGTCATGCCCGTGGAGTTGGTGGGGATGGTGCTGGAGCTAGTGCCCAGCTTCACCCACAGCTTGTAGCCGAAAGCGGCGAAAAACGCACCGGTTGCCATGAGGAGGGGGAAAACCTATACGACTAGGTTGCCGGTGCTATGCACATTCTTCGCGCTCCAGCACATCCCATGGTGTGGGGCGGGGGCACACATGTAATTCAAAGCCCTTGATCTCATGGTCTGTTGGACAGGTGGCCATCAGGGCTTCTTTCAATTTTTTCTCGCTGACGCCAAGGTGCTCCAGTACGTCTTCCATGCGTTCGCCGCGGTTCAGCATGTGGCGGGCGCGTTGCCCCAGCGTGCGGACAGTGCCGGGGGCCTTCACCAGCCAGTTGTGGTCGCGGATGAAGTGGCGGATTTCTCCTTCGGAAAAGACAGTCAGCAGTGTGGAGAATGTGCCTTTCTTGGGGTCCCAGGCGCGGCAGGTTTTGATGAAGGCGATGTCGATGCAGCTGAATAAGTCGTCGAAGGCGACGTAGGGATACTTGCGGCACATCTTGCGGCCCATCAGTTTGATGATGCCCTGGTGCTCGCGGTATAAACGTCCCACGCGGCGTTGTTCGTCACCGCTAAGTGGCGTCGCTAAATATCCGGTTTTGGGGCGGCCGGTCTTTCCCATGTACCACACAATAAGGTACATGGGCGGTTGCTACAGATTGCCTTAACTACGCACCACCCCGACTAATAACCCGGAGCCGCCTGTATAACCACTTGTCACTGTGCCGTAGAGCACGGTGCTCAAACTGGGGGCGCGACTCACCAGCTGGCTGTAGGTGCTGGTGCGGTTAGACGGGAGGCCCTCATCGCGCCATTCCAGCTCCAGTACGTCGAGTTTGAGGCGCTTGAGGTCGCCGTTCGGGACGCCCGGCACCAGGTCGCCGCCGCCTGAGGTGGCTGAGGCTCCAGCCAAGATGGAGAGGGCGAGGTCGAAGGTGGCCTGCTGGATCTCGCGGGGGATGACGTTATCGGCGATTGTGCGGCCGTTGATCACCGCATCGGTGCGGGGCCACGCCAGCGCCTGCGTTTCGGTGGCGCGGGTTCCAACCCAAGCCAAGGGCTGGAGGTCGGTGGTGGACATGATCAAGGCGCGGGCTTTGTCGTCCGCACTTGCACCAGTCCAAGTGGTGACGTTGAGGGTGTTTTCGGCAATGCTGTTTGCGGTCGCCACAGTGATGAAACTGTTTGAGTTGGCGCCGCCAACTGTGGCGTCCAGCGAGACAGGCATTGGTATTGTTCCAGTGCTCTAGGTTTCCTGTAGTAGGCAAGAAAAAAGCCCCCGTGATGGGGGCTTTGAGTTGCCGTAGATCGCGTCGCGCTCAGGGAGCGGGGATGGGATCGAGGGGGGTGCCGGACTTCAGTTGCACGACGGGGATCAGGTCCGCGTTGTACTTGAGGGTCCAGTTGGTGTCGTCCTCCATGTCGCTGTTGGTCGGGTTGTCCGCAGCGTCGTTCCAGGTGACACCGTTGACGTGCATACCGTAGTGGTAGTCCACGGCCATCACGTCCTGCTTCGACAGGATGTTGCGCTCGGATTCGATGCGCAGTTCCTGCTGCACACCCTCGCTCACGGCACCAGGGCCGAAGAGGTAAGAGGTGTACACGCCACCGCTGTGGGGCAGCTGGGAGTCAACGATCACGCGGAGGCCGGCGAAGTTCGCCACGCCAGCGCTGGTCACGTTGGTGCCGCCTGCGCCCCAGGTGATGGGGTCGCCCGACTGCACGTTGCCGCCGGTGAAGGTCAGCATCCCGATTTGCTGCAGGTAGTAGTACTGGTTCGGGTGCAGTGCAATCGCAGACAGCGATTCGCCGCGCTCGCCCAGCTTGGCCTTGGCAGCAATCACAGCCATGGCGCTGATGTCCTTCTCGGCGTCGCCGGTGATGTCCAGGCTGTTGTTGGCCAGGGCGTCGCCGAAGATGCCGGTCAGTTGGGCAATCAGCGTGGCAGTGCGCAGTTTGTTGATGCTGGCAGCCAGATAGCCACGGATGGCAGCCATCGGGTCAGCACCAGTGCCCAGCTTGGACAGGTCGTCCACCGCATAGGCGAAGCCACGGTGCAGGATGGTCATCACTTGCTCGGAAGCAGTGATGGCCTTAGGAGTCAGGTAGCCCTCGGTGCTTTCGCCCCAGGTGGCGTTTGACTGGATGATCTCCTCGGTGGGGTTGATCGGCTGGAAGTAAGGCACGCGCACACGGGTGCCGCCAGCGCGGCAGTCCAGGGCAGCGTTGCGGGTCAGGACACCGCTCTGCACAAAGGCAGAACGCTCCACGATTTCCTCACTCAGATAGGTGAGGAATTCGGGGCGCTTGACCAGATCGGTCAGGAACGTCCCGTCCGAATAGTTTTGAAAAGGTGCGGCCATGATTCAGGATTAGCGGGGTTGCCGGTGGTTACCCGCGAGTGGCTTCGCTCTTGAGGAGGCGTGCCAGCTCAGGGTTTTCGACCTCAAGGCGCAACTGCTCCGTGAAGTTAAAAGTGTCGCCCTTTTTGTAGGGGTTCACAACTCCAGGGGGGACGTTGCTGCTGGGGGTACTGCCCATGCCGCGGGCACCAGTGGCTGCAAAATGATGGTCCCAGCCGGAGCCGGAATTTTTCAAGTTGGCCAGGTGGGCGGCGAGAGGTTGCTCGATGCCGTTGACGATGACGACGGGGACGCCGTTGTTGTCTCGGAGTTGCGGTTTCAACAGTCCGAGCAGTTGCTCGGGGGCAAGCGCGTTGGCTTGGCTGATTTGTTGAAGGGCCGTGGCTCGGAGGCGTTCCTGCGCTGCTTCACTGTCTTTGGCCTGAAGCGCGGCTTCAAGCTCGACGATGCGTTGCTGCAGGCGGGCATTGTCGGCATTGGCTTCCTCCCACAGCGTTTTGAACTCGCCTTGGTCGGCGCGTTGCTGCTGATGGGTGGTCTTGAGGCGGGTCTCTAAGTCCCGGATGAGTTTTTCTGCCTCGCCCACACGCTCGTTGAGCTTGCGGTTTGCTTCGCCTTTGGCCAGGTTGTCCTGTTGGACAAGCTCCAGCTTCTTGCGAAGGGCAGAAGCATCATCAGTGGACTGGGGGGCGGGTTGCTGAGCCACCGGCTCAACTTGCTCCTCCACAGAAGGAGCACCCATGACCTGCTCGGACATGAGGTCGGGGGTAACTTGTACCCTCCTAGGTTACCCCTTTAGTAGTACTTGAGGGGACCTTAAGTAGTTGCTTCAGTTCCAAGATCTGTTGGTCCCTCTGGGGGTTTGGGCTTGGATCTGCGGCTTTTTGTTGCAGCAGTTTTTGTAGCTGGAGCTGGGCTATTGCTGGGTGCATCAGTGGTTTTGGGGCGGCGTTTGCGGGAGGTCCAGGGGCCGGGAATCCATAAAGCCATAGGGCATTCTCAGGGATTTTGTATCACTCTAATCGCCGTAGATCGGGATTAGAACGCACCGGCAATTATGGGTTAGTTGGGTTTCTGCGGTGTACATGCCTGATAGGGTAGTGAAGTCGTACACCGGCAGTGGATGTCCCGCAGGCTCAACCTTAATGTCGATGATCTTGTCCGTCGTTACGAAGCCGGGGCAAGCGTCAAGCACTTGGCCGAGGTATTTGGCTGCGCCAGGAACGTTGTCGTAGCAAGGTTGCGAGAGCGTGGGATTACTCAGCGCAATCGCAGCGAGGCGATGCTGCTCCGTCAGTCCCAGCTCACCTCGGAGGAGCGCAAGGCATTGCTCCACCAAGCACACAAGGCCGCTAGAGGCCGCGTTCATTCCGAGGAAGAACGCATCCGTCGTGCTCAAACCCGATGGGAGCGCCAGCTCGGAATCAGTAACTACGCTTTGGAACTTGGAGAGCAGTTGGATGTAATCGGCATTCACAGTTTCTTTGAGTATCCGGTCGGTCCATACAATCTCGACATTGCCTTGGGCGGAAGCTCCGTCGCCGTGGAATTGCATGGGGGCGGCTGGCACGCATGTGGTCGTCACGCTGCTAGACGACCTAAACGCTTGGAATATTTGCTCGGCCGTGGCTGGTGCGTCATCGAGGTCTGGCAGATCAATAGGGGTTGGTGCCCCACTGCGGTGGCTAAACAGATCCAAGCCATTGCTCAAATCGCAAGCGCGGACCCAGCCGGTGCGGGTCAGCATTGGGTGCTGCGCTGTGACGGAGAGTTTGCGCCCGCTCTCCGTTCGTATGGTCACGATGTCGCCGCTGTACATGGCGCGAGTCGCCGCGATCAAAGTACCGGTCGTTATTTGCGTGTCACCTAAAACGCAATTTGGATGAAGCGGGGGTGGGCCTTGGGGGAATCCCGCTGGGTACGGGGATCGCTCGCCGTCCAGCGGGCGGCAGATTGGGCACGTCTTCGGATCCAGTACAGCGCTCCACTCCCATTCCTCGATTACGCGCACGGCCTCAACCGCGGTGCGCTGTTGGGCGTTAAATGCGATCTGCCAGTAGGCCGCGGCCACAATCGCCTTGGTGCGGAAGCGCCAGCCGTTGGCCACACTGCCCTTGTTCACAACGGGGATTTCCTCGCCCCGGCGGATGCGGACCTCCACCACCTTGTCCGCTACCTCATCGGTTGGAGTGCCCTTGATGAATTCGACTTGGAGGCTTTTGTCGAGGAGGCGGATTAGCTGGGCCGTAAAGTCCGAGCTGCCGAGGCGCTCGTTGTAGCGGAATAGCGTCAGCAGGCTTTGGACGCCCACACGGGTTTGCTCCAGCAGCACGGAAACCGGGCGGCCCTGTGGGGGGACGGCATCAAACAACTCGCCGGCGGCAGTCAGGCTCAGGCGCTCGATGCCCTCAAGGCGGGTGCGGAGGATCGCAAAGATGCGGTTGGAGGTGGCTTGGACCTCGTTGATAATGCGCGGCTGCAGGCGGGGGTAGTCGATTTGGCGGGCGATGCCGCCTTCGGGCAGCGTCAGCACCAGTGCGCGGATGCGAAGCGCCAGCAGGAAGAGGGCGCCCTTCATCTCGGAGTCGGTCTGGTCCTCCTG